CGAAAGCTTTATCGACAGCACAACTGAAGTTTTTAAAACAAGTCTTTCTTACCCGAACTCTGCTGTTATTGCTAGTCAATTCAATGCTGAATTTTTTAGTCAAATTCCAAACAGGGCGTTCGATGTAAAACTATTGAAAGTAAAGGTTCCATCTAACTATGATCCTGTTCATAGAAACTACAGCGGTACTTGGGACGGAACTTTTAAAAGTCAAAAATACTGGACAGATAATCCTGCTTGGATTTTTTATGATTTAGTAACCAATAAGAGATACGGCTTAGGTAAATACATAGAAGCCATTAAGATAGATAAATGGACTCTGTTTAAGATAGCTCAATATTGCGACGTATTGGTTGACGATGGAAATGATGGGGTAGAGCCTAGGTTTTCAGCTAACGTCTACATCAACTCGAGAGAAGAGGCGTTTAAAGTATTACAAGATTTCGCCAGTATCTTTAGAGGCATAGTATACTACGGTCTTGGAAACATAAACGCCATACAAGATTGTGAAAGAGAGCCTGTTATTCAATTTACCAATGCGAACGTTGAAGACGGCGACTTCTCTTATACCTCTACAGCTAAAAAGACGAGGTATTCTGTAGCAATTGTAAGATACAACGACAAAGAAAATTTTTATAAGCCCGCCTTAGAATATATAGAAGATGTAGAAGCTATCAGAAAGTACGGCATAAGGGAAACAGAAGTTACAGCCTTTGGATGCACAAGCAAAGCTCAAGCTATTAGGTTAGGCAGATGGATACTTCACACGAACAGTCACGAACAAGAAACTGTTTCATTTTCAGCTGGTTTAGAATCATTACTCGTCAGACCCGGAGATCTAATTAGAATTGCCGATAAAAATAGAGGCTTAAATTTAACTGGAGGTCGCGCCTTAGACATAAGTGCCACGGGAGTAACTCTTGATAGATATGTAAATATAGAGTCCAGCACGAGCTACTCATTAACCTTAACGAATCCCACTCACTTTTACGATCCTGATCAGACTTCTTCAGATTCATCTTTCGAGTCCTCAGATATTTCTGATATAAGAAAATCTCAAATAAATAAAATAGACTTTACTACAGATGGAGCAGGCTCCGCCACTAACTTCGTATTTAGTAGCGGTATAGTAGCTACAGGAATAGACGGCCCAATCTACGGAAGCGTTATAGGTTTTCCGTCGGGCTCAATTCCAGCGGCGTACAACAAAGAAACAGGATTAGCTTGGAGCCTAGACGATAATGTTTACGAGCCTGAATACTACAACGTCATTGATATAAGGGAAAACTCAGATTTAAATTATGAGATAAGCGCAACCAAGCATTACTCTGGTAAGTTTGCCGCTATAGAATCAGGTATAACCTTTACTCCTAAAGACCCAAACCTAGCAGGCACAGCTGCACCGCCTCCAAACCCAACAGGCATAACTGCTAGTTTACAATCCCTAACCTCCAATAGTAAAAAAATAACTTACGTAGTTGGATGTCCTTCAAACTTAGGCTCCACTAGTCATTACGAAGTATACGTTAAAACAGGTTCAGCTTGGGGTGATAGTTCTGACTTTATAAACCCAACAGATACTAAGCCCATACCTAAACAAGATTTTAAGATAAATACTATTCCAGCAATACCGGGACAAACTACGCTTACTAGTGATTACGTACCACCAGTAAATAACACTGGGTACTATTTCTTAGCGTATGCGCTAAATGCTGCAGGTACGTACTCTAATGGCTAT